AAATCAAAATAAAAGAAGAATATAAAGATTTTAAAACACCACAGATTAAATCTTGTTTTGAACCTATTTGTGTTGCCATGAAACCAATAGGAAAACTAACTTTTATACAAAATGAACTTAATTTTAAAACAGGTCTATTAGACTTTTCTCAAAAAGTAGGTATTAATCATGATAAAGTTCCTGCTAATTTAATAACAACTGAAGAATTTAACGATACATATGATAAAAATTTCTTAGTTCCTAAACCAACTAAAGCTGAAAAAGGTATATACAATACTCATATTACTGTTAAACCATTAGCTTTAATAGAACATTTGATTCAATTATTTAGTAAAAAAAACTCACTAATCGTTGATCCATTTTTAGGAAGTGGAACAACAGCTTTAGCATGTAAAAATTCAGAAAGAAAATGTATTGGAATTGAAATTAATAAAGAATATTATCAAATAGCTTTAGATCGATGTAAATAATTTATCAAAAATTTCTTTATATTTAATTATTTGATCCACACTAAATTCTATTTCTTTTCTCTCAATCATTACTTCTAATTTATTTGGCACTGGAAATTTAGTCAATGTATCTATGAATATATAATTATCCCTATATTTCCCTTGTATGGGTGGTTGTAATACTAAATTATCATTCGAATTATCTGTGGAAGCTGGATTTTTATGACCCAATTGCCATAAATCATTACCTACATCTATATAATCAGCTTTTATGGTTGATTTTATTTTGTTTATTTCCAAATTTTTTTCTTCATCTGTTCCATCAAATTTAAAATTTTTACGCATCTTGTGTTTATTAGATAATGTATAAGGATATACAATATATAATTTTCCTCTTTCAATTCCACTATTCGTTTGAATTCCCCATTGATTATGTTTATTAAATAATTGAATACTATCTTTTGTTTCTATCTTAAATTTTTCTACAAATTGATCACATGTCTTTCTATCCCAATAATTCCCTTTATAAGTTATCATCACTGAAAGTGCTTTCCCATTACCAGTTGTAATATTTGGAGGCTTTAGATCATTTATTCTACAAAATTCTGTAAATTCTTCTGGAAACTCCTTGGGTAACTCAGTAATTTTATCAATATCTATTAATGTCAATTTCTCAGAGTTCATTGTTTTTTTAAAATACTTTCTCTATTTTAATTATATTCAATTTTATTTTTTATTAGATTTTATTAAATCTCTCGAATTTCTCTCTAACAAGTCATTTTGTAAAAGTCATATCATTATAATCAAAGAATCATATGTAATGAAAAATAAAAATATACTATACAACTCTTTGAAATATGTTTATTAGAGAGAAACTAGAGAGATTTAATTAAATTCTATTTTAATTATTTCTAATTATAAAATATATGAACTATAAATTAATTCCTATATTTTTACTTTTAATTTGTATTATTTTATTTAATGCTTCAAGACATTCATCTAAAGAAGGATTTGAATCGTATAATAATTGTATTGAACAAGGATATCCTATGGATTTTTGTATTAGAACTCCTATTCAATCTAAGGTTGATAATGGATACTGTTCCTGTGCAGATGGATATTTTGGATCTTGGCACATGGGAGAAGGTAAATGTTATTGTTACATGTTTAATGGATTACTTCCTCATAAAATTACTCGTCCCTATAAATCTTCTCCATTTTAGTTAAAATAATTTATTTCTTTTGTTTGTTCTTTTTGTTCTTGAGAAACAAAATATAACAAAATCATTTTTATTATTATTATTCCTGCTATAATTCCTAATTGTTTATAAGTTTTTATATAAAATAATTTCATTATTTCAACAAATACAATTCCAGATAAACATATAGATATTGTATTATTAATTAAAATTTTTATTTTTTGATATTTATTTGTTTCATTTTTTAACACTGTTAATATTACTGACATGATAGTATTTAATATTGCTAATATTACTAATAAATATACAATTATTTCTACAATATCAACACCTATATGTAAATAACTATTAAATATTCCTCTTAATTCTGTATCACGACTAGATTTCATATATATATATATAAAAAATATTATATTGTCAAATAAATTAAAATATCTCTCCAAACATTTTTAAAAATTGATATTAATTTAATTATTATTTTCTCTCTTTTCCAGCTATCAGGAAAATATTTTTCTATTTGTAATCCTAGACTTAAAATATACACTATCATTGTATATATTATTTCTCTCAATCTAAATAATAATATATCTTTTATTCCCCATTCATTTACATAACTACACATTTTAGTAGGTTTATTTTCTGAAAAAAAATTATGTATATCAAGTATTCCATTAAATACCCTAGAATATATATTCTTTTCTTTTTTGATGTAAATCATATTAATAAATTTGTCAAATGATTGTAGATTTACAAATAATATTTTTTTATTTTCTCTCTTCTTTTGTTTAAATATATATGGAAATGCTCCATCTATACATCCTTCATTATCAGTTATATTTCTATCAAACAAATACGGAACATGCATTGACTTTAATATTGTATTTTTAACTTCTTCACAATTCTTATATTTTTTTTTTATTATTTGTTTATTTTTAGTTGTATCAAAATAGGTTATGTATAATTTTCCATTTAATTTATCTAAATCATCCTCTTTCAAATTATTTATCATTAATTCATTTAATTTTTTTTTAAATTTAGTTAAATCTTGACTTTTTCTTAGTATCTTATAACCTTTTAAAGCTATACCCATTGTCAAATCTAATTTATCTAATAAAAATAATAATCCTAATACTGACCCTATACTTGCCCCTGATATTCTATTTATTTTTATTTTCTCTCTACGCTCTATCTCTTTTATATAAAATAATGCTCCCATCATATATACTCCATTAAACGCTCCACTATCCAATACTAAATCTATTTCTCCTGGTAAATTATTTTCATTTATGTTTTCTATTAAACTATTTACATAAGTATTTAAAGTCATTATAATACAGAAATATTACAATTCTTATTTCTTTACTAATTTTAATGGATAGACCATCATGGACAGAATATTTTAAACAATTAGCATTAATTACTGCTTCTCGTTCCCCTTGTGAAAGATTAAAAGTTGGTTGTGTTTTAGTAAAAGATAATAGAATTATCTCTCAGGGATATAACGGATTTTTACCTGGGGCTCCTCATGAATCTAAAGTTATAGATAATCATGAACAAGCTACTGTTCATGCTGAACAAAATGCTATAACTGATTGTGCCAAAAGAGGGGTAAGTAGTGCTGATTGTGATGCTTATATTACACATTATCCATGTGTAAATTGTATGAAAATATTATGCGCCTCTGGAATAAAAAATATTTTTTATATTAATGATTATAAAAATGATGCTCTAGTTGACTACTTTAAATCTATTTCTAACATTCAAACACTATCTAAAATTTAGTTTTTTAATTCATTAAATTTTTCTAATGGAATATTTAAACTCCATTTTTCTTTATTCAAAGAAAAGCTTATGATAATATAGTCTTCTTTTTTATTTTTTTTACCTATTTTTGGCCCAGCAATGATACATTGATGTAATTTAATGTTGTAAATTTCATCAATTTCGCTCACAAATATTTGTTTTTTTCCCTTTTTCCCACTTTTATAAGTAAAATCTATCGCCAAGCCATTATAAATTTTTAATAACTCACCTTTAGAAACTGTCTCCATATGCTCTGAAATCTTTGGTAATCGAAGGGTTAACTTGGAAGTCATTTTATAAAAAGATGAATTCAAGTTTTTTGGAAAACTTACTTCAATTTTATTTATTTCGCGTTTGTTCTTCATAAACAATGGATACAAACAATAATATAGCCACAATTCCAGCAATTATAATTACTACCATTTATTAAATTTTTGATGTTATACTTCTAATAAAAAAAAGTATCTTCAATTTTTTTAGTCCATTAAATAAATTCAAATTTTAATTTGTTTCTGGAACAACAGGAGGTTGATTGGTATGAGCATTAACTTCTAAATTCCATTCATCCATATGAGCTATAAAATATTGGCATTGCCTCATAGTACATGCGTAAGATGCTCCAGAATGACCTCCATAATTTATATTATTATTTATCTTTTCGATATTGGGATGGCTACAATACATAAATCCTGTATTAGGATCATCAAAATTTTTTACCCATTCTTCACATTCTGATATTCGAATAGCGTTCATACCATCTAAAACCATTTCAAACATGTGACTCGATAACTTAGGATATT